CCACCTACAGGACCGGCGTAACCGTTCTTGAAGGCAGCTGCTGCCAAGTCGATATTCTTCGACATGACGTACTGCTCAATAATCGATCCACCATAACTATCGAGGACAAGTGCAAGACTGGTGAGATCCTGGTTTGCCTTTCGCAACTTCGCACGTCCCTGAGCCAAAAGCTGAGGGATATTTGTAGTTGAAAGAACGATTGCCGTACCGTTCGACGTCATTGTGGTGAGGTCGCCGGTGTCGAATGTTTGCTTTGCGTTCTTCACTTCAGCAAACACGTCGGCATCGATGTATCGAGAAAGCTTCTTAGCTACCTCGGCACCGATTGTCTCTGCCGGATTCAGTGGGCCTGCCTGAATCATTTCTTTCTTCGAGACACGGAAGTCGGAACCCTTGTTCTTGTTCACCAAGAGGGTTTCTCCGGAGTCATTGAGCTGGTCAATGGTTCGGTTCACACCAAGAGTAATATTTCGTACTCGGATTGGTGCTAGAGAATACTTCACACGTTTTACAGATGCTCCGTATTCGAGTTTCTTCTCGAGACGGGTGTTGGCGATCTCCATTGCCACAAGCACCTTATCGAACACTGCCTGGTAGGCATTGTCGAACTGCTCTTTAAATACTGCTAACATGAGAGAATAATGTTAAGTGAATAAATTTACCCTCTCAGGTATCAATTACTTTCGATGACGGGATCGGTGAGTCAGGCGATCAATCAGGCCTTCCTGATATTTCTCAAACTCCTGGCCACCACGTTCACGGGATTCAGCAATGCGCTTATGGTCATCCTCTGATGGTTTCTTGTAATCCGGATCTTTGGGATGATTCCCACCCTGAGAGCTGTAGCCTTCCATGCCTGGTTCTGGCCGTGCAGAGTCGCCATAGAGTTCCTCGAGAATGTCTTCCATCGTGCGGCCGAGGTTTTCCTCGCTCGACATGATGTACTTCTTCACGGCTTCCTTTTTGGCAACCTTGGCAAGATCTGGGTTATCCGCTATCACACGATCAAACTCTTTCGAGATTGCAGAGGTGATCTGAGCGTTACTAATTTCCTTTGACTGATCCTCAGTCTTCTTCTTGATGTCTTTGATATCTGAAAGGTACTCGTCTTCGAATTGCTTCTTAGACTTGTTGAGGAGAATGCTTGCGAGCTTCTGGACAAATTTCGGCTCGAGTTCCCACTCTTTGGCGAGTGCATCGAGCTCGTCGAGAGCATCGTCAGCACTTGTACCTCCTTTCTTGATCTGCTGCTGCAAATCCCGAATGGTAGGGATGACCTCGTCACGGATCATCTTTTTCATCTCACGATTCTCTTTCTTCAGGTCGACTATGAGACTTTCCTTCTCATCGCCTTCTTTTGGTTTGCCACCTTTAGAATCGTCAGCGTTATCTGCTCCTGCAACTTGTGCAATCGATTGACCATTTGAAGGGTTGGTATCTTTGCTTTCACCTGCCTTATCGGCTGGTTTCTGCTCCCCTGCTGCTTTTCCTGACTGATCGTCAGCGGATGCGGCATCCTTGTGTGGTTTTGGCATAACGTTTTATATTTCGATGGTTTCGCCCCATCGGTGCCCCACTTGGAAACGCTGGGCACTAGCGCATTAACCTTTTTAATAAAAGAGGTTGGCCCCTCTATGCTCACTAGTTTGATGTATAAAAAATGCAAAATCGGTGTGCATTACTTTGTAAAAGAAAAATCATCGGTTTCCCGATGATTATTTCTTTATCTTTTCTTTAGAATTTCTTTATTCCGCTACCTTTGCTGCAGCACTCGGACGCTTGCGGGCAAGTTCATTTAGGAGGACATCCAAATCTTCATCTGCTCCAATGAATCGTCTGAGCATCTGCACGGACGCTTCAAATCTTGCAATAGCTGATATCAATCTCCCCATTTCTGGATTCTGATGGAGCATTGTAAACAATTCATTCATCGCTTTGCGTGATTCGTTTTGTAAACGCTCGATCGTATCCTTTCCCGCAGGAGTTCTGGACCATGAGACTAAATCCTGGGATACATCAATTGCCTTGTTGATCTCCTCTACCTCTGCCTCATCCGCCTTTTGATTTTCCTGTTCGGCTTCCTCTGCTGCATTGTGAGGACCTGTGAGTATAGGCTCTGGTTCCGATTCTGTTTGTGGTTGTGTTTCGTCTTCGTTCATAGTTTTAATTGGTTACGAACTGCCTTGTCTTCGGAGCTTATCATTCGGAGAATACGCTTTGCTTCTCTTGCCTGATCTTTGAATTGCTTCGCTTTATTCTCTTGGATTGCAAGCATGGTAAGAGCATGACGCTTTTTAGGTGGCAACTTCATCATGTACGTCACAAGACCAGGATTCTCCCGACGAATGTTTTGAGCAAATGCTTCTTGTAGCCTTGCGTTTGCTTCCATTTCCTTTGACTGCTTCTTCATCTGCTCAATATTTCGATTGAGCTCGCGCAGTGAAAACTCAGCCACCTGACCATGCTTAGTGATCCGATGATCCCCTTTATCCTTGGCTCGCTTCTTAATTTTATAAGTGAAAGTTAACATGGTATGACAATGAGGTCGTATCTCGTTACGCTACCACGCCAGTATTTTGGCCTGGCTCTGTAGTCTCGGGACCAGGAGTTGCTGTGCCTGCAGTATTATCTTCAACTGGTTTAGTTTCTTCCGGAGACACATTTGCTGATAATTCCTCAGCAGTAGGAGCTATTACTGTTGTTGGAGCAACATCCTTATCCTCCCCTTGATTAACGAATCCCTGTGTTTGAAGTGCTCCCCAGTTTTCTTCATAGTCAGCTCTCGCTTCGGCTTCTGAATTAAATTCAGGGCTACGATACACCACCGAACCATTCTCGTCATATCGCTTCCATTTCCATTTTCCATCAATTTCTACGTACTTAACCACGTCATTATGAGTTGTCATATTTTAAATAATTATATTGTTAATGCTGCGGTTGCAGCTGCTTCCGCACCTGGATCACCAAGTGGGACCTCTCCGGTTGCTGCTAGATCAGTGCTCTCGAGGCCAGTTGCATCGACCATTTTACCCCCGCCACTGATCAAGCCTGCCTTTGCGGACTCTGCTACCACCGAACGTGCTGCGTTCTTCTCTACTACCAACGATATTTCGTCGATGTAGGAGAATACTGCTGCATGCTGCTCTGATGTGAGCTCGTGATCGTACTTGTCGGATAGGTCGTGAAGTCTCTGGAGGAATGAGGTGTTTGCATCTTTGTAGAGAGGAGCCTTGTGTCCACCGATGATAAGTTGGAATGCTTCATCAGCTTGGGCTACCACTTCGATTGCGTTGTAGTCTCCGGTATCGAGAAGTCTCTTTACTGTGTCATCATCGACTCCGGCAATAGTTGCCTGAGTTTCAAATAAAACTTTCTGATTGATTGTCTGATCTCCCTTGTATGATCCGAGGAATGTGAGCTTATTCTTGCTGTCTGCAAGGTTGCTTTGCGCTTCAGCAATTGATGACTCAACGAGAATGTCGTAATCATTCTGGAAAGGCTTCAAATCTCTTGAACTCACCATTTCAATTTCAAGTCCCATTGGACCAATGATCTGCACAGCCATCTTCTTTTTCAAATCTTGCATCACACCTTCTTTATGAAGGACAGCAAATCGGTAGTATCCTTCTGCATAGCTTTTATTCAAAAGTCCAAAGCGATCTCCTGCCTGCATGAGGTTGCCTTCATAGATTCCTAGTGTGTCTTCATCGCTTGCACCCTTCACATCTGACGTTACCCCACTCTCACCCTCAACGATTTGCTCTAGTTTGTCGTACACCTTGAATGGACCTTCAATTGGAGGAGTTTGTCTTGTTTGAAGGACTTTATTCACATCAATATTTCCTTCAATCTCGATGTATCCGTCCTTTCGGTATCTGACTTGTGCAAGGTTACGGACATAGTCCACATTCACAGCTGTCTGAGGACGATTGATCTGCTCTGAGTTATCGAGTGACTGATTGATACTCTTTTCCTGAGCCATAAATATCCCTCGGGCAAAGTCGCAGTATGATGGTGTCCAGAATTCTCGAGGATCTGGAAATGCTGCCCACGTCCAGATCGGATATCTTTGGCTTTTCCTTATGTCCTTCCAAGGTTCGCAGCGTATGCAGTCTCCGGATGGAGTGAGAACAAGGTAATAACGATTGTCTTCTTCGTCTGTGGTGATCCAGGTATAAAAAATAAACTGGTTCTCATTCTTGAAACGTTCTCGAGGAGCACCATTGATCTTTCGATTATCTTTATCGATATCCTGCTGAGTCTTTGTGGTGTTGTTACCACCTCCATCGAGTAACTCCTCGACTACTTTCTTGTAGTAAATGCCATCCTTAACACCTTGTGTGAGTTGAGCTCTTGTAAGCTTGGTATTCCACCATCCGAGGTATGCAGCTTTCTCGACTCCGCTTCCGTCTTCTTCTTCGGTGCATAGACCGCCCACGTCTGGGTCAATGAGGAAGTCCTTTGGATCTATGAGATTCAGAAGGCTCTTATAAACTCCTTTGTCATTTCGGGTGAGGTATAAATAAATTGTTCTACCGTAAATTGCAGCATCTCGCTTACCCATCAAATCTTTAAAGTTCCACCTACCAGTCTTCGAGTCCTTATCCTTGATGGCATTCATGAGCTTGGACTTCTTCAAATCTGCTGACTCACCCTTGATGTATTTAAATGTGAGAGGACTATCAATCTTTGAGAGGATCGTATGAACGAACCCATGCATCTTGTACAAGGGAACTTGTGCTCTCGTATCACCTGCTTGCTGGAACGTGCTGCCTCCGTATGGTGATACAACTGCAGGACTCGTCCTATCCGGATTCATCATGTCTTCGTTTTTATTCCACGAGGACATCCTTGCTTTCTTGTATCGATACGAGTAATCGATCTCTTTTAGGGATTGGGTTGAGAGTATGTCTCGTTTCTTGTAGTGGGCTAATGCCATGATGACTTGAGTATATTTCTTCTAAATATGCATTTTGGTGTGCATTACTTTTGTTTTATATCCCGATGTCAGGGTATTGGGGACCTTCATCCACGAATTCATCCTCGTATGCAGGCTTCACCTTGCCATAGGGAGTATCTATTACCCTTTCTGGTCTAGCTTCCCTAGGCTTTTCCGTTCCTGCTGGACGTGCAATATCACTTTGGTAGGCTGTGGCATCGCTCGTATCATCATGATCTGCATCAGGAAAGCGGACTAATTCGTTTTCCAGGTCTTTACATTCACCTTGGAGGTGGTAAATACTTCGAGTTTCGTATCGATACAGCAGTCCAGTTCTTATTCGATCCTGTTTTGATCTGCCTTCGTGTTTGAGCCACATCATTGGTAAGAAGATCTGACGCATACGTTGTTCGTGTCGAAGCATTGGTTCAAGTCCTCGAGTGAATGCTGTATCTTCCCATCCAAACTTTATTGGAGGAGTTCCAGCCTGCAGTAAGAAATTGTAAATGCCGAACATCTTCTCGATGGTGGCAGTAGGACCGAGTCTTTCTCTCCAGGCTTTCAAATGCCACTTACCTTCTCGATCAGTCCAGTTGATGCAGATGCCCACGTAGTCGCTATCCTTTGTAATTTCCCCATCTTCTTTCCTGCTTGGTGTGTCGATCGTGACGTATGCTGCAAGTTTCTTCTGCAGGAGTGCATCCCAGGCAATAGGCATGAACCAGTCTCGTTTAAATATTGCTTTGCTCTCATCGACTGGCTGACAGAGCATTTCAGCTTGGAAGTCCATGTCACCTTCTTCCGGTGTCCACATCGATCGTCTTTTAGCTTCAACGCTTACCTTTCCTGTATTCTTGGCTTCCTCGTCAGTCATGACCCATCTCTCCGGCCACGAAGGAGTGTGAAGCCCAGTCATCAGATCTCCCTGACAGATTGGTACGATGCGTACCCTTAGTTCGGGATCTACCTTTGCCCTCTCGATAACGCTCTGCACGTTTCCGTATTCGCTTAGGATGTTACCGAGATAAATTACACGTCTTCGTGCGGAGTCGAGACCTCGTTTAAATTCTTGGATGTGGGACCTGATCTGATTTGTTGCAGCTTCGCTTCTTAAAGTCTTTTTAGTTTCAAAGTCATCAAGGAGGACAAAGCCAGGACGCATTGCTCCGTGCACACGCCCTCGGACTGATTCCTGGGTGCTGTGTGCTTCTACTCGGATTCCTTCCTTGAGAATATTTCCATCCTCATCCTTATCTGGATTGGTAATAAAATCTTTGACTCTCTTTTGGGTAACCTCATCCTTGCTTCGTGCAGTGTTGTATTTCTCTCCGAAGTCTTCAATGAATCTCTTATTTGTCTGAAGCTCCCAGACCACGTCAAAGAGGATACGTTCAGAGTTGGTGCTGTCGAATGCATCAGCATTGATATAAGGTTCGATGTCGTAAGCGATCATGTAGAGGATCAATCCCTTCACGAAGCTCGTCTTTGCGCTCTCACCAAACATAAACCAGGCAAGCTCTCTGATATTTAAATCCAAGAGGTCATGCACGTCAGCCATCATGTCGTAGTGGAAGTCTGCAAACTCGCAACGCACGTATCTTTGCAGATAGTATGCGAGAAAGTATCCGAAGTGCTCCTTAGTGTGCTTCGTACGCACTTCCTTCCTCGACTCTCGGAGCGTTCTCATCCCGAGTTCCGTCACCGGAGGCATTATTGTTTTTGATTTCTGGTTCAGCATGTTTTCTTTTAAATATTGATTCGTGTTCTTCGATCTCTTTCTGGCTCAACACTACGATTCCTATTCGCTCTGTCTTATTCACCTCGAACGACTGAGGTACTTTTCCATCAACTCGGTCTATGACCATAGTTGCTGCTTTAAGGTCTCCATCTGCTGCCATAGTTATGATTTTTTTAGTGATAATTTTGTCGTAACTTACCTTTTTACCGTCCTTGGCAGTACCACCTATCTCTTTGATGGCATCCCTGAACAAAGTACTGAAAATTCTGACTCCGTAAGGCCTACCTGAGTTGCCTGGCAGGAACCTACCCGTTTCGGGGTCTCTGCCCGCTAATTGCCCGCTAATACGGTCATTTGAGGGGTCTGACGGAGCCTCGGAAATGCCCTCATTTGCCTCTACGGCGCTCGAACCTGGCTCATCCCTTGGAACGCTCTTAGGAGCCTCCAAAAGCAGCACTTTTGGCTGGTCATTTTCATTATTCTTCGGATTCATGCTCATAGATTGTCTTTGGCCAGATTTCCGGCTGACCATTCCGGACCACCTGCTCATTGCCGGTGTAATCCACCCATCGTTGAACGATGACATCTACAAACTTTGGATCGAGCTCAATACCAGCACAGACTCGTCCTGTTTTCTCGCATGCGATGAGAGTGCTTCCGCTTCCGAGGAAAGGATCGACCACCAAGTCTTCGGACTTTGAGCTGTTCATGAGTGCGTAGGTAATAAGCTCAACAGGTTTTTGTGTTGGATGCTTATACTCATTCACTTTGTCCCGCTTCATTGTCCAGATTGTGTACTTGCCTTCGGTTTCTAATTTCTTTTGCTGCTTTGCCCAATTAATTAATTTCTGTTCACTGTCATGGAAGTCGATAATGGTTGAGTGTGTGCGGTCACCATAAAAAACTGTCTCCGTTCCATCCTTCGATGCATAAAAGAACGGCTCATGCTTCCATCGGTAATCACCCCAGCCCATCGATGCCGTTGGTTTATTCCAGATGAGCTGATTGCGGATTGCCATTCCATATTTCTTTAACGCTTTCTCAAACTGCGCTTGTGTTGATGTTGAGTGGAAGACATACCAGCCAGCTCCCATCTTTGCAATGTCGGAGATGCATCCAAATGCTCGCTCGAGGAACGAATCAAACGCTTCTGAATCCATGTGATCGTTCATGATGCCTTCGCTCGTATTCTTTCCTCTACCTGCATAGTTCACGTTGTATGGAGGATCGGTAAATACGCAGTCAGCTTTTCTTCCCTGGACCGCTTTCTTCCATGCTTCCATGTCAGTTGAATCTCCGCAGACGATTGTGTGTGGACCAACTTGATACACATCTCCGAGTTTGCTTTTAGGAACCAGGGGAGTTTCTGGGACCACATCGTCTTCTTCATCGTTCTCGAGGATGATGTCTCGATCAAAGCCGGTGAGAGTGATATCAAATCCTGCCATATCAAGATCTTTGAGTTCATCGACAATGAGGACCATATCTTGGCCAGTGAGTGCGTTCAATTGGTTGTCAGCAATTCGATATGCTTTTACTTCATCGTCAGTAAGATCGTCTACCAAAACATACGGAATGACTGGCTCACCCTTTTTAGTAAATGCTTTTTGCTCCATGAGCGTATAACCCAGGAGCTCAGTCATTGCAATAAAGCGGCCGTGTCCGACAATGATCGTATTTTCTCTATCGAGAATGATCGGTTGCTTGCATCCGAATGCTTTAATGCTTGATGCGATCTTTTCAAGCTGGAAACCTGGATGCTCTTTTGCGTTCTTCTCGTATTTTTTTACTTCAGTTATTTGCATAGTATTTGATGATTAGATTTTATTCATCCAGCTCACCATGCTCGACTCATTGCAGGCACCGACCTTGCCATCATCTGACATGTAGTCATATGTGGGCTTGCCTGTTTCTTGAGGAGCTAGGCCGACAATCAGTCGCTCCTCACCTTTTCGGTTACGACAAATCGTGCCGAGGGTGTAAGTCATTTTCTGATTGGGATTCTTCTTCTCGAAGTGATTTCTCAGAGCTGTAAAGAATTCCATCTGGACCGTTTCAAGATAAGCGAGAATCGCTTCTTTGTGAGG